CATTTGCTTCTTTAGATTTAATTATAATAAATGAAGTGAAAATTCTGTTAATTTCAAAAGGGTTGGTTGACATGGGCATGTCTGACATGCAGGCTTCTGATATAAACACGATTTTAGACTCTTTAAAATACCTTGGAGATGATAATATAGACATCCGCGATTAGGAAAATCAAACTGTAGATAATGAAAAAGACGAAATAGGTCTAAATCAGTTTTTGAACAATTTACCTGGTGGTAAAGCTCTAAGAAATAAAGTAAGAAGTAAAATGGCAGAAAATGCCAGAAATTTCAAAAAAGATATACAATCTACTGATCCAAATGGTAATTATGTATCTAACATAACTAAAGTATAAAATATTTATAAAATATGGCACAAATAGACGCACTTAGAAAATTAATCCGGGAAGAACTCAGAGCAGTTCTGAAAGAGGAAATGCCTAAAATGCTGAAAGAAATAAAGGCTTCTCCTATCGTAGACCAGAAAAAAGCTCTTCAGGAGCAGGTTAAATCAAAGATACCTGGTACACTAAATACTGGGGAGAGAAAACCTATAAGATTTGCTGGTAATAACCCCATGGCATCTTTGCTTAACGATACAGCCAAATCGATGCTCAATGAGGATTTCTCTATGACCACTGACTCTGTGCACCCAAATTTAGTATTCCAACCAAAAGAAGTGGCAGTGGGAAGCGTTGAAGGCATGCTTGGAACGGCAAGACCAAGCTCTAATATAGCAACAGTACAAATAAACGAAGTGCCTGACTTTTCTGCTTTGATGAATAGAATGAAAGAGAGAGGAGAGATCTAATGGCATACGGAATAAAACAAATATCGCCCCTAGATTTAAAACCTTCTACAGGTATTGGAGTAGCTTTACCTTTTAGCGAAGATAATGTATTTAAGTCAGTTTATTCCACAAAAGAACAACTGAAATATAACATACTTAACTATTTATTGACAGATCCTAGGGAAAGACCTTTTAACCCAACTTTTGGAGCTGGATTGAGGGCTAGACTTTTTGAACAGATAGATCAAAATACTTTCGATGACATGAAACAGTCTATGATGACTCAATTAGAGAATCAATTTCCTCAGATACAAGTAACAAAATTAGATATAATAGGAAATCCAGACTACAACTCTATAAACATAAATTTCAGTTATAAACTTTTAAGATCAAACGAAAATGATACGGTTATATTAACTATACAAAATATGTAAAAATGGCGAACAATCAGATCGATATTAAATACCTGAACAAAGATTTTAGCTCATTCAAAGCTGATTTGATTGAGTACGCCAGGTCTTATTATCCAACAACTTATAACGATTTTACTCAAGCATCACCAGGAAGCATGTTCATTGAAATGGCTTCTTACGTAGGAGATGTACTATCTTTTTATCTGGATAACCAGTTACAGGAGACTTTTTTACAGTACGCTAAACAGAAGAATAATTTATATACTATGGCTTACATGTTGGGCTACAGACCCAAAGTTACATCCGCGGCCATAGTAAATTTGGATGTTTACCAACAGTTACCCTCTAAAATTTCAGGTTTAAATGTGATTCCTGATTTTGATTATGCTTTGACAATAGAACAGGGAATGCAAGTTAAATCTAATGTAGATAGTTCTGTTCTTTTTTATATACCTCAAAAAGTGGATTTTACGCAATCTTCTTCTTATGATCCAACAAACATAGAAGTATATACAGTAGACGGTACAAATACACCTACAGCGTATCTATTAAAGAAAACTGTTCAAGCTATATCTGGAGAGGTTAAAACTAAATCTTTTGATTTTGGACAAGCGCAAAGATTTATAACAGTAAATATATCTGACAATAATATAATTAGTATTCTTAGCGCAATAGATTCTGATGGCAATACTTGGTATGAGGTTCCTTATCTGGCGCAAGATTATATATTAACTCCTGTAGCAAATACAGCAGCTAACTACCCTAATTTGTATCAATATCAGAATCAAGTTCCATTCATGATGCAAAAAATTTCTGTTCCAAGAAGATTCGTATCAAGATTTAGAACAGACGGAACTTTAGAAATAGAATTTGGTTCGGGCATAAATTCAGTAGCTGATACAGCTGTGATACCGAATCCAAACTCTGTTAGCGTAGGTTTAACAGGAGGAGGTCTTAGTACTTTGTCTAGTTCTTTTGATCCAACTAACTTTGTAACTACACAAACTTACGGATTGGCTCCAAAAAATACCACAATAACTTTTCAATATTTAGTAGGTGGAGGAGCTAGCGCAAATGCTTTATCAAATCAATTAACTCAAATATCATCATATACTGTAAATGGAATAGATACATCGAAACAAAACACCATTTTAGTAACTAACCCAGATCCAGCTTCTGGTGGAGCTGATGGGGATACTGTTGATCAATTGCGATTAAACATAGCTAACGAATTTCCTACTCAATTAAGAGCAGTCACTCAAGAAGACTATATGTCAAGAACTATGAGCATGCCCGCTCAGTACGGAAAAGTTTCTAAAGCTTTTGTTACTAAAGATGATGCGACTTTTCATGCTGATATGCAGACTAATGGAAACTTAAATCAAAACGATCAAGTATTAGTTAGTCTTTATGTATTGGGATTAAACTCATCAAATCAATTGGCTGATCCTTCTCCAGCTTTGTTAGGTAATATTCAGACTTATTTGAAAGAATATAGAATGCTTACAGATGCTATAAACATTAAACCAGCTTATATAATTAACATTGGATGTAATTTTCAAATTATAATTAGACCTAATTACACTAGTCAAGATGTGATAGCAAGATGCATATTGGCTCTTAAAAATTTATTTAATATAGATAACTGGCAAATAAATCAACCAATAATATTGGGAGATATATACACAGCGCTTGATCAAATAGAAGGCGTTCAAACTGTTAAAACAGTTGAAATAATTAATAAAAGTGGAGAAACAGACGGAAATTCTAAATATTCTTACGATATACCAGGAGCTACTATTAATGGAGTTATCTATCCGTCTTTGGATCCTTCTATATTTGAAGTAAAATACCCAAACACAGATATTCAAGGTCGCGTAATAACTTTATAAAAAATAAAAATGGCAGTATACAAAATATTTGCATCAGCTGACGCTACCTTATACTCAAAGTATCCTGCTCAAAATACAGGATTGGATGAGATATTAGAAGTTGGAGTAAAAAACTCTGATAATCCTACAAACTACTTTGTAGATCCTGTTCCATCAGAGCCTCTTCTTTCTGACGATTTAAGAAGACCGGTTATTTTATTTAGCGATTCTGATTTGGCAACTATAAAAAGTTTTGCTACAGGATCTTGGCAAGCTGGATTGAGATTATATCTAGCTAATGCTGAGAATTTGAATACAACCTATAGTTTAGAAATTAGACAGGTTTCTCAATCATGGACCATGGGAACTGGTCAAATTGGAGATTCTCCTGAAACTAGAAACGGTGTATGTTGGTATAACACTGGATCTTTTGTGTCAGCAAGTAATAATTGGGGAAACGGAGGATACTATCAAACTCCAGGCGGAGGTTCTTGGAACTCTTATTACGTTACTCAATCTTTTGGATATAAAGACAATAAAGACATAAATGCTGACGTAACTACTCTTGTGAATAATTGGTTTAGTTCTTCAGTAAATAACATAAATAATTACGGTTTTCTTATTAAACATCCTGATGGTATAGAAAACGATCCTAATAGCTATATCAATTTAGATTTCTTTTCTGTAGATACTCACACTATATATCCTCCTACTCTTGAAATGAGATGGGATGATAGTTCATATTCAACAGGAAGTCTATCAGTTGTAAATAATTCAAATACAATAATAACTCTTGCTAATAATCTTAGTACTTTTAAATATGGAACAGGGAAATATAAGTTCTTAATAAACGCAAGAGATAAATATCCTGCTAGAGTATTTACAACAGCTTCTCTGTATACTACTAATAAAGCTTTGCCTCAAACTTCGTATTGGGCGATACAAGACGCTAAGACCGAGGACATGGTAATTGATTTTGATACAAACTACACTAAGATAAGCTGCGATGCGACCAGCAGTTATTTCAATGCATACATGAATGGATTGGAACCAGAAAGATATTACAAAGTACTGATAAAAACTGTTTTATCTGACGGAGAATCTTTGGATATAGACAATAACCTAATATTTAAAGTTGTTAGATAATGGCGAACGTTGATTTAGTTAAACAAATTTATGGAGTTAATACATACACAAAAGCCATAAATACAAATTTTACAGAATTAGTTACTCCAACAGTACAAGTAACTACTAATGTTGTTACAGTAGATGAGTTTTTTCAATATTATGATCAATTGTTTTTTGACATACCTGTTTCAGGATCCATAAATTCTCACCAATATCTAGTAAATAGAAGTCAAGAGTACTTAGGAGGTTCAGTTATAGATGCAGAAAAACAAGCATTAATAGAAGAAATAAACTCTCTTCGACAACAATTATTAGATTTAAATCAGAGCTTTACTAGTATTAACAATATAGTATAATGGAATTAGTTAACATAAATTATGCAGGAAACGGAGTTCAAACTCCAGATTTATCTATAATAGATAAACCTTTAGTTAATTCTAATTATATAAATA